TGTAAGCCCAACGTTACACTATACAGTATTCAACGACTCTCTAATCAATCTGGTTAGAGGCATATTGGAAAGGGTGTTCTTTGTTAAAGATAAGGTAACCGGTCAGCACCGCGCTCCTTATACACCCTTACCCGATGTGTTTGCCTCGCGGCTCAAGAATGAATACAACCACTTTAATAATCATCGAGTAGCTTCCACAACGCTCAGTAGAGAACAATTTCTCAACTGTTATAGCGGTCGTAAGCGCGAAGTTTATGGTAAAGCGGTAGAATCATTATTGCATTCTCCTATCACAAGCTGTGATGCTGAAATTACGTGTTTCATCAAAGCAACTGAGAAAACAAACTTGACTGCCAAACCAGACCCCGTACCTAGGATCATCTCGCCAAGGGGTCCAAGGTACGGGACAGAATTGGGTCGTTATATAAAGCCTCTAGAACCCGTAATCGTCAAACGGGTGGCTAAATTGTTCGGGACGCCGACAATTACCAAATCTATGAATGCAACACAGGTGGGTAAATTATTCAAAAGTAATTGGGACTACTTTGACCACCCTGTCGCGGTAGGATTAGACGCTTCTAGATTCGACCAACACGTTTCCCAACAAGCACTCGCATGGGAACACTCCATCTACATGACTTATCATCCTAAGTCAACTAAGCTCAAGTGGCTCCTCGAACAGCAACTGACAAATACAGTTCGTGGCTACACCAGGGACGGTAGTGTTAAATACACTGTAGATGGAGGGCGAATGTCAGGTGATATGAACACAGGATTAGGCAATTGTTTAATAATGTGCTCTTTGATCCATGCCTATTGTAAGGAACGTACAGTTGAAGTTAAACTCGTGAATAATGGAGATGATTGTGTAGTTATCATGGAAAACAAGGACCTAGCTAAGTTTTCATATGGACTACGCGAGTGGTTCGAGGAGATGGGGTTTGATATGAAAGTTGAAAACCCTGTGTACACACTCGAAGAAATTGAATTTTGCCAAACACAACCGGTGTTTGACGGCACCGACTATGTCATGTGTCGCAATCCCACTATTGCAATGGCCAAAGATTCGATATGCACACGCAGTATGCAATCACGGAAGGAGTATGAAGAATGGGTCGCTAGTGTTGCCGAGGGAGGACTGTCTCTCACCGGCGGGCTCCCAGTCTTGCAATGTTTCTATTCCAGTCTCAAAAGAGCGAGTAACGGCGCCGTAGCACATTGGACAGATCGGGACAAAGATTCCGGTTTCTACAATATGTCACGCGGCATGTCCAAGAAGTACCGAGACCCGACCCCCGAATCCAGGGTCAGCTTCTACCGCGCATTCAAGTTAACACCAGACGCACAATTGGCGCTCGAGGGATACTACGATACATATACCCCAGTGTATTCGCCCAGAGATTACGAACGCCGTGACTTCTACGCAGAAGT